ATGAACAGCTTGGTAATGTATTCAAGAATGATGGCGCTATGGGTGCTGTAGATGGTGTAAAAGATTACATATTTGCTGCAGCTAAAGACCCAACAAACTACATTGGTATTGCAACTGGTGGTGTTGGTAGGTTCCTTGCAGGTAGTGTGTCAATCACTGGTAAGAAAGTTGTAAGAGATGCAGTAAAGAGAGCAGGACTACAGGCTGCAAAAGATGGTGCGTCAAGGGAAGAGATAAGAAAAGCTGCAGTCAAAGCAGGTAAGGAAGCTGCAAAGAGAGCAGTAAAAGCTGGTACATCTGATAACCAAGCAAAGAAAGTAGCAGAAAGAGTAACACAACAGGTTACTAAAGAAGGACGTAGAAACGTAGCCTTAGATGCTATGAAGAAAAAACAACAGGATCTATTTGCACAAGCAGGTAGAACATCATTGAAAGCTACAGTAGGTTTAGATGCAGGGTTTGCTATGCTGCATGACACCCTAGCACAGAACACTTTGATGGAAGCAGGAGCGCAAGAACAGTATAGTAAATCACAAACAATCTTCTCTTCATTGTTAGGTGGTGTAGCAGGTGCAGCACAGCTAGGCTTTGGTAAGTTTCGTGGTGTGTCAGGCTTTGAAGAACCAACCAATACACTAGAAACTATATCTAAAACAGTAATAGAAAACAATTCAGCTACATTATCAAAGAAGGACTCTAAAGCTGCAGCTAAACAAATCAAGCAAGATGTAGAAGAGTGGAATAAGAAAGTAGCATCAGGCTACAACATAAACACTGCTGTCATGCCATCTGACTTAGTTAGAACTATTACACTAGGTAGTGACGGCAAAGGTGGATTAGCAAAGCTACTACATGAGAAGGGTATGAAGATACCATCTAACAAAAAGGTATCTGATGTTGTAACTAATGTAGTTAGGTTCTTACCTGAAGAAGATCTCGTTGAGATAAACAAAGCTATGGGTAAGTATACAGACCTAAAGCTAGGAGAGATAAGTGAAGATGCAGGTACAGAACTAAGAGACTTACTAGCAAAAGATATATCTGAAGCAGGTAAGACACTAGCTGTAATGTCACAGGCACGTAGGATTGTTGACGGTGGTATCGTAGCTGCTGGTGACAAGAACAAAAGAACTATGGAAGATGACATAGAGGATGCTGTAAAAGAAGTAGAGAAGATGAAGAAGTCACAGCCTCTGAAGTATGGTCAGTCTGTGTGGAAACGTCTACTTGTTTCATCCCCTGCTACAACCATGATCAACATTGCTGGCTTTGCTCAGTATTATGTAGGTCAGACTATGGCTGACTTGTTCAACTCTACTATGCTAGGTATGAAAGCGCTGGGTCAGTCTACGTATGACATGACTGCAGCAAAAGAAACAATGCGCCAAGCACGTGCCTTAACTCTTATACAAGCACAAAAGTTCCGTAACCTAGTAGATCCGTACACTACACACGATGCATACATGCGCTTCTTAAATGATGCAAACAATGAAGAAGTACGTAAGAGATTGTTTGAAACTATGGCAGGTGGTGTGGAAGCTACAGCAGAAAGATATGGAATAGATCCTAACAATAAATTTTTTAAGAATGTAGAAGCTGCTGCTACTGCAGCCAGTCAAGTATCTGGTGTACGTATACAGGATAGCTTTACTAAGTCTCAGATGTTTATGACTGAGATGGATAAGTACCTACGTCTTAATAAGAACATGACATTGAAAGAGGCTATACTAAAAGGTGATGATCCTGATGTAGAGATAGTACAAGGTGCGCTGGACAGTACACTCAAGTCTGTGTTCTCTAAAGACTACACAACAGCAGAGCAACCAGAGCTACTAAGATCAGCAGCTAAGTTTGCTGAAACATTTTCTAACACTCCAGGTTTGGGAACGATCTTACCGTTTGGTAGGTTCTTCAACAACGTTGTAGCTACAGCTTATCAGTGGTCACCACTAGCTGCACCACAACAGTTCTACAAGTTTGCTAGAAACCTATACACAAAAGAGCCAGATGTCACAGACAGGGATGCACTTGCTCGTATGATAGTAGGTAGCACTGCACTACGTTTATCTATGGACTACGACAATGAACGTAGGGAAAAGGGTTTAGGTGTGTATGAGGTAGACGTGGGTGGTGGTACTATCATTGATGCTAAGAACACATTCCCATTTTCTTTGTGGTTAGCAGCAGGTAGAGTGATGAACCTGAGAAGAAACGGTGAACAAGTTCCACAAGAGTTACAGCAAGAGCTAGGCACACAGTTAGTTGTAGGTCAGCTTGCACGTGATGCACAGTTTGCTAACGACATAAACAACTTAATAGATGTAATAACAAATGTTGATGTAGATAAACAAGCAGCAGCAATAGATGGCTTCTACAAGGTAGGTGGTAACTTTGTCTCAGGCTTTACTCGTCCACTAGACGCACTTAATAAAGCTGTAGGTTTTGCCACAGGTACAGATAGTGCTAGAGATATACGTCAAGCAGAAGGACTGAACGTATTTACTCAGTCTGCTACAAAGTATGTAGATAACATAATCGAATCATTCATTGATAAGACAGATACTATAACAGGGGAAGAGTTGAGAGTAGCTACAAGGGAAGGTGATGTATATGATCCTAATCCCTTTGCACGTATCTTTGGTTTAACAATAAAACCGGGAAGAACAGCTACAGAAAAGGTGTACTCTATGGCAGAAATGCACCCTTGGAAAGCTAGTGAAAGGACAAACCTACCTGCCTATGATAAGACCTTTAATGGTTTGCTTGCACCACTGCTTGAGGTGTACACACAGCAGCTATTAGATGATCCTAAGTTTCAGAAAGCTAACCTCACAATGAAACGTGAGATGCTAAAGAAAAGAATGTCAGATGTTAAGTCTGTCATAAGAGAGCGGATGGAGAAAGGTTTTTCAGGGGGAGAGGGGCGTACTCTTAGGAAAGCAGCACAGGCTTCTAGTAAGTACAGTAAAGAGATTAGAAGAGAAGCTTTGGAAATGATGAAGGAGAGCTACGGAACAACAGGCTCCCTAGAAGACATGAGCTTTAGAGAGCTTGATACCTTTATGAGGTTTGCTGATTACCTTAAAACAATAAGGGATGAGGTGGGGTCACTTTGATACGTAGCTGTGACTTGCCCACATCTTACACTCAAGAAGTTTATCTCTAGCTTTCTTGCGCTGCTCATTATCTTTTAAGTTATCTAGTAAAAATTTGTCCACTACTTGTATGGCTTCTCGCAAGTCATTCTTAAACTGTTCTCGCTTTGCTGCCATATATTCCGTGGCTTCTCTTTCTATATTCATTAGCCTGTCTTTTCTAAGTCTATGGTTATATTGTTCAGTATAGTTTTAGCTTGTTCTATATCTAACTTGAACCACTCCCCCCTTACTTCTTTTGCCATTTTAGTTGCTGCCTTATGTGCCTCTGCTTCAGCAGCACGTCTGTTGTTTGTCACAACTACGTGTTCTATTTTGTAGTCTCTGAAAGGACTACTAGTCTGATAGCCATTACACCTATCATCAGCATCTATAGCCATACCTATCTTGACCCACTCAGGCCAAGCAGGATTAGTTATAGCATATACATACCCTTCTTTAATAGAGTCTAACTTATACGTACCATCAAAAGCTGCATCACTAAAAGTTTTGTAGTTTCCAGGTTTATGTAGTGGGTGTGACTTTGGTATGTACTTACCATTAACAAACATTCTTTGTGGATTTTTCTTTTTATTCCAGATAAAGTGTTCTTTCCTATAACAAGGTATACATTTATATTGTGCTTGTATCTGACAATTTTTAGACCAATTATCATCAGCAACTAGTTCTACATTGCAGTCTAAACATTTACGCATTCTATACCTCCTGTGGTATTTGTGTACACCATACCCAATATACGGCATCTTGCATGTAGTCGGGTCTAGTAGCCTCTAATATTTTTCTACGTTCCTGTACTGCTTCTTGGCACTTCTCTAATTCAAAGTAAACTTTTTGATCGCTTAATACTGTCGTTTGTCCGTTGAAAAGAAAAGCTGCTACTAAGACCCACATCATTATTCTATTCCTTCTCTTCGTAAAAAGATTCCACTTTATCGTTAACCCAAGGTTCGATATACTTTTCTGCTAGATCACCTACTACGATGAAAGCAATTATTGCTGCCATAAATTCTGCCATGATAACTCCTTATGTTATATCTACGACTTCACACACATCACCAGTACAAGCAAACGTTTGACTGGACTTAGTGTTATCTTCTTTTTCATACTCTGAAAGTTTGTTCCAGTCAATCTTTTCTGGCATACATGATAATAAATATTCATAGTCATGCTTACCACAGTCTTGATAAGGAGCCTGCTGATAAGTATGATCTGAGTGTGGCAAAAATGACACACCTGACATTTCATCAAAGTGTTTATAAACGAATGCCCCCACATCTAGCCACTCGCAATCTCGTACTGATATTGTTACGCTAGGTTTATGTTCACACCAATGGCGTTGGTATGTAAGCCATGTCTCTAGCTGTTCAATAGCAGTCATGTCGTTACGTGTCACAGCATCCTCTGGTGATTTAACAGGGAAGCTGAACACAGTTGTAGTGTCTCCCTTGAATACACATGGTTCGTTAGGAACCTTCTGATCAATCATGAACTGTGTAAGGGGATCTTTATTATCACCTCGTACAGTACGGATGTAATATGGAGAGTGACGAGCATGTATACCACTGGCACTGTCCACCAACTGTGAGACAGTACCCGAAGGTTTGACGCAGGTAATAGCAGCAGACTGAGGTATACCAAGCAGGTCAGCATATTCGTGATTAGTAGCCACTGCGACATTTCGTAAATTATCAAGTGTCTTCTCCAAGTTAGAGTTAACTGCAGTCATCAATGGGTTGTCCATGATACCTGTTAGAGATACACCTAAGAGTCTTTCTTCTTCTGTGTTTTTCTGCCAGACTTTACGTAGGTATGGAAATCTGGTGTAGGAGGATTGAATAGTGCCAAGAATCGTTGCCACTTTAACTTTACGCTTGAGATCATCATACGTATCCGTTGCCCTAACGACAACCTCTGTAAGATTGCAGAACTGATACGGTCTAAGTATGATCTCGCTGCAAGGATTAGTTCCAAACTCATAGTTCGGATCTCGTCTGCCATACTTCTCAGCTTGTTTCTTAGATGCTTCACGATTAAATATCCCTCTTTCACCAGACTTACTCTCGACTAGAGCAGTCCATTCTCGCATGAATGTTTCGATGTCAGGCTTCTCCGAATAGGATACACTGTTGTTTGCTAATGCTCTATGCGGTGCTGTCTCCCACCACTGTCCTGACTTAGCATGACGCATACGGTCATCACTAAGGTTAGACAGAGAGATCATAGCACTACGTCTGACACCACCTACTACAACTATCTGACCTATGAAACACATTAAGTCGTGGCATTCCATAGAAGATAACTTACGTCCTTGCGCCAACTTGAATGTTGTAACTGTGAAGTTAAACAACTCAACAAGAGGTGCAGGACCACTGGCTCTACCTCCAAAAGTTTTTAGTCTAGCACCTGCAGGACGCACACGTGACACATCCCACTTCGGTATCTCCCCTGCCCACAGTAATGCTAGTAGTTGTCTGTATGCTTTAGCCCAACCTTCCTTGCTGTCCTTGACAACAATCATAGTCTCACTATCAAACAACTCAGGTACTTCAGGTAGCTTCTGTATAAACTGACGCTCAACACTAAAGCCTACACCTGTACCACACAACAAAATAAACATAGCTTCATCAAAACTTTTTGGATCATCCACTGGTAGATAGCTACAGTTGTATCCTGCTGTATTGTCTCTTTCCAACGCAGGACCAGCAGTCATCATGGCTCTCATGCTTGGCATTACTTCTAGTCCAAGTATGGATTGCTCTATCTGATTGACATACGAATCATCACCTAGCACTGGACGTACCACGTTATCAACGTAACGTCCTACTGTCTCTGCCCATGACTCACGGCCTTTGCCATCAATGTACTTTGCGTAACGTGACTGATGTATAAAACTTTGATAGTCTGTTGGTAATAAGTTACTCATCTATTATCCCCACTTCCCTTTAGTGTTCCTCTTTCTTGTCTACTCTTTAGCTTGGCTAAATTCTTTACTGCTACCTCTGCCATGTCTACCTCTAAGTCACGACACAGAGCAGCAATGTACCATAACACATCACCAATCTCTGCAGCTATAGCATCCTTGTCAAACGTACCATCACGTAACATTTTCTTGATCTTACCTTGTACTTCACCTGCTTCATTACCCAATCCCAACGCAGGGTAGATGATAGGATCAGTATAGATAGCAGTCTTTACTGCCTCTTGTTGGTAGTATCCCATGTCCATGATTGGTGATTGCATATCTGCAAAGTGGTCTATGTCTTCTTGTGTTATCATTGTCTCTCCTTCACAACCAGATTATATATTCTTACATCATCTACATCATGCATAACATTATTTATTAAGTCATGCACATCTTCTGTATGTCCTTCTTCGTGAGCAGATAAGAAGTTGTTGTCCTCATCTACCTCCATCACATACGTGACACTAAACTTACGTATCATTTGTGCTTCTCTTTATATACCTCAATAAGTTTTTTTAGATACCACTCTGCCTTTTGTAAATCTTCTAGGCCACCCTTGTAGTCATACCTCCATACGTACTTCAGTATGTTACCTTGTAGGTATCCTTCTTTGTTATGGTTAGTTGCAGCAAGGATAGCATCAATACATTCTATACCTGCCTGATTGTAATGCGGTGGATGGTTTACCAAGTCACTCACTTTTACTTCCTTTAATTCGTCTATATCACCAATGTCCTTGAACATATCCTCTATCTCAAACTCTTCATCTTCTACACTCATGCTTCACCCATTGTCTTTGTCCACTTGGTTAGTTTGATTACGTTACCTTCTTTGGTATATTCCATTTCTTTATCGAGTTCAAGTTCTGTTTCAGCATACTGTTTAGGAAACATCTCCTTCAGTATCCTATGCCTTGCTTCATCAAAGTAATCCATGAGTTCTGGATAATTTTCTAGTACCTCAGATGCTGCTGCCATAGTAAGCGCATAGTCCATAGCACTACGCATAGCTAGAGGATGCTGTGACTCACCAAAGACTAAGCCTGTCTTTAGTATACCTGTCCATGCACCATCTTCATCTAGATCAGGACTTATAACTACAGCTATATCTCCGTCTTTTAATTCGTAACCCATCAGGTTCTCCTTTTAACTATGACACGCTGATCTTTCATCCGCTTGCCCTTTTCTAATAGCCACCCTTCAGGTATGACACGATGCGCCCACTTAAAGTTCTTTTGTTCGCACCAATCACAATACCTGGATTTGGCTCCCTTGTATAACTTAGCTTTAGCATTGCTGAATACAAACCTGATGTCTAACTTTGGGTGCTGTATTCCGTTGTCTAACTCAAAGTCTGGTGTGTATGTGCGATAGCGTAAGTCTTCCCACTCTATCTTTATCTTTTCATACTCTACCTTCTTTTGTCTAGTTTCTAGAAACGCAGCAGCCTCTTGTTCAAGACCGCTACGATATAATCTTTTGTTATGTCTACGTGGCAAGCCCATCACCTATAAGAACGTAGTCAACTTCAGGTGGGTTCTTAGCTTTAGATACCCTAGATGGCATCGTCTGTAACTGAGGCCAACACTTGTGCTTAAAGCTACAAAACTTACAGGCATTAGGCAGTACCATGTTACCAGATGGTTTCTTAAAATATGTCTCAGCTACAGGTTCGAAACATCTTTTGAACGGCTCATCATTCTCTATGTAATTTACCGTTTCTTGGATGTCCTGTAATACCTTCTCAGAGTCAACCTCCGAAGCACTGACATACTTAAACTCACCGTTGCCTTTGTTGACCACCCACCAACCGCCAACTTCTTTTCCTGCGGCCTTAGAATAACCAACTAATTGTGGTATGTAACCGAAGCCATCACCCTTCTGTAAAGATTCGAATGAGTCAAACTTATTCTGATATGACCAAGGTGATGCAGACTTAACATCATCTATCTTGCCATCCATTTCCATGTCGTACTCACCCTGTATCTCCTGTCCATCTGGTAGCTTGAGTGTGACAGTATCATTGTCTTTGAACTCAGCACCTGACGCACGTAGTAATCCTTTGAACACAGCTTCAACTAGATCACCTAGTATCATGTTCATCAGGAAGTGTGGAGGTAAAGGTATCTTATCTTCAGGGTCATTCTTCTCGAACCATAACTGGCACTTGGGTTTGCCTATGTTAGACATACGTAGCTTGAACTCGTCACGTGGTGGCGAGTTAAACTGTTTGTCCAACGCAGCTTTAACATCGGAGGCAACCTGATTGGCTACCTCCTCTGTCATTGTAGCTTCACCCTTCATAGCCTTTTGCAAATAGCTAAAGACTTGTAGTTCAGCAGGGTGATTCATTACTCATCCACCTCTACAAAGTCATTGTTGAGAATACCTTCGACAAGTTCTTTATCTTCATCAGCGTGACCTTTGGCACGTTCATGATGTAAGTCTAAGATCTTACCGTTGCTATACTCAATCAGTTCCAAGAAGTCTTTGAGCATGTCATTGTCTACACTGATAAGTTCTACAGCATCACCAAGTGTGGCATGTATCTTACCAAACTTAGCACCAGTAGGTATACTATCTTCTATACCTTCTAGCTTAATGGTAGACATGATAGGAAGAGTGTTCTTCTTCTTGAGGTGACCCATCACACCGTTGATACTCTTCAAGCTGTCACGGTTCTTGATATCCATTACAAATGGTACGGACTCGACTGCATCTACAGCCTCACCCTTTTCATTAGTTGGATTGTCTAGTGTGACTGTACCATAATAGACTACGACACGCTTGACTGATCGTATCACTTGTTTAACAGCATCATCGAGTGCATTGAAGTCTTCGATGTAACCACTAGGTCTACCTAAGTTGAACCCACCAATACTGTCCTTCAAGTCACCGTTGAGGGAGTTAGACAATACAGACTTCTCCATCTCTTCTGTCTCACTGTTCCATCTCTGCCACTGATTGCGTTGGGCAAAGACACGAACCGTAGCACCTACACTGTAGACAATATCATCACCAGTCTTTAGGGTGAATGCACCTACAGGTACTACCTCTGTCTTTATCATCTTACCATTGAGATCAACTTCACCCATGATAGGTTGATGCAACATTCCTAAACGTGAGATCGAGGGAGTGTACTCTTGTGAAGGTGTAGATGATACACCCATAAGTTCTGCCATCGACTGACCACGTTCTGTTGCTACTGCTAGTTCTGTACTCATTCTATATCCTTTTCTATAGAGTCAAAGAGCCTTAGTTATACACTATATATCAACTGTGTCAAGCCAGTTGTTACCTATTTTTGCTTCTAAAAGCATAGGCACATTCATTTCTATACCATATGTCTCCTCTATTATCTTGTTTAAATCCTGGTTGAGTGTCCACACCATTGACAATACTAAATCTTTCTCGTCAGGATGTACATCAACCACCATAGAATCGTGTACAGTATTAACTAAACACGACTTCATATGTCGTAAACGTTCATGCATCTCGTTCAGTACCACTGGCACTACATCACCTGTAGCAAAGCCTTGCACTGGGTAGTTCTTAATCATAGTGAAGTGCGTTGGTACACCACTGTGACGTCTTGTCACATCAGGGAAAGCATACTGTCTGCCTGATATGTTTGTTATCTTTAGAAAGCGTAGTGCTTCATCAGCTAGGTTCTTGTGCCAGTTAGCTATGCCCTTATACTTTTCGTTGAAGTGGGTGTAGTAAGTTGCCTCCGCTTTCGAGCGTCCATAACCGCTTGCTCCAAAGAGCGGAGCGAACGTGTGTTCTTTAGCTGCTTGACGTGATGTTGGTTGCCCTGCATCAGTAATAACTTTTGCTGTGTAAGCATGTACATCGAAACCAGTTGCAATCTCTCGCATCGCTGTTTCATCCTGTGCCAAGAACGCTGCTGTCCTAAATTCGAGTTGTGCAAAGTCTGCCTCCATAATTAATCCATTGTTAAATCGTGATACAAATACTTTCTTTACTGGGAATGTACCTCCCCTTGGCATGTTCTGCATGTTGGGATTTCTTCCACTGAAACGTCCTGTCGCTGTAATATGTTGCGTAAGTCCAACGTGCAGGAATCCGTCTGCCTTAGTGTATGTCCGTATTCCGTTGACAAAAGAAGATAGATAACTGCTGATAGCATTATGACGTTTAAGATCAGAAAGGAAACTAAGAGCCTCGTCCATTCTATTGTTCCTAGCAGTCGCAGATAGTACATCTAGTTCTTCCTTTCCTGTGTTAAATCCATTAGCACTGACCCACTTCTTGCTTGGTGCAGTAAAGCGTAGCCCTGCTATCTGTTGACTATCTTTTAGTTTATAACCTAACGCATCACAATCTTTGCATTTATTAGGTCTAGTAAACTTTGTTCCATCTTTTTTAAGTCGGTATACTTTACCTTGCCCATCGCAACTAGGGCAGGTGTATGCCGTAGTCCTGTAGATCGGTGACGAGTTGGCTGCAACGGCATCCTTAAACTCTTGCTGTGTCTGTGTGAACTCGAAGAGATCAGACCATTCCTTCTTGTCATGTACTCTTCTGCTGAATAATACCTGCGACTTCTGTTCAGGTGAACGAAGGTTGATCGGAGTATCGCCCATAACTTCCCTGACTTTCTTTTGTAGACGTGTTTCAATTTCCGCTTTCTCATTTTCAAACTCCTTTGCTACTCGTTCCAACTCTTGAAGATCGACTTTGAATCCTGCTGAATAAATTTTGGTAAGGGTCTTGCAGGTTTGGAAGGTAACTCTTTTGATTGTACTAAGGGAAGCTGCTTCGGGCATGGCGAAGTCTTTCTCACAGGCATGGAACAGTTCGCAAGTAGTAAGCAAGTCATGCTCAAGATAATGACAGAGTTCAGCCAACGGTATCTCGTTTGTGTTCTTACCTTCCTTAAAGTATCTCTTGAGTGTATCATCTTTCTGTACCTCTAGTTGTCTACGTTCTGCACAAGCCTGTAAGCTTAGTGGGTTTCTCTGACCACGATCAAGTAGATACTCACCAAGCATAGTGTCATAGATGTCACCGTCATACTTGAAGCCACACTCCCACAGCCACATCAAATCGTGCTGTGCATTGTGCATAATCAGTAGCTTAGTACTATCCAAACATTTCTGTATCTGTTCTCTTCTTGAACCTGTTTCATCCTTGCATTCATTGTGATCTAGATTAAATATCTTTAATTGATTTGGCTTGTCAGCATTACAAATACCTACCTGTACCAAAATATTGCTAGGCTCAAAGGGATCAAGGTGAACCTTATCGTCACGCTTAGTGACAGTGTTCTCTACGTCTAGCACTAATCTCATGCTGTGTACAACGATCTTGAACCATCAAGCATACAGGTAATCTTACCTTGAAAGCCATTCAGTTTGTTCTTAGCTATGTTCAAGTAACGTTTTGGATCTTCCTCTTCTCCCTCTGCTTGTTGTGTCTTACCAATAAGTATCATCAGGTCAGCTTCAGCAGCCTTGCCTGTCTTACTGCCCTCCATCATAGCTTGGTTCAGGTCAGCCCTACCCTCTGCCTCTGCTGATAGTTGAGACATCCACAGAACAGCACAATTATACTGCTTGGCTATGTTACGTGCATGGATAGCTGCTGCCTTGAGTGTAATGTCTGAACGTTCTGATTTAATGTCGGCAAACTTGTCACCCATATCTAGGATAACAATGTCAGGCTTCTCGTGTTTAACCACTGACTCAACCCAACGCATATCTTTGTTGGTGCTATCCTTGATGCGAATGTTCTGACGTACGGGCTCATAACGTGAACGAGCTAGAGAAATGTTAGCACGAACCTCGTCCATAGTCATGTTAGTTGCAGCGCATAGATACCGTGCACCTACACGTTCATAACTCTCTTCGTTACACAAGATGATACACTTGGCACCCTGCTTAGCCCAACCATCAGGGCCAGCTACAAGACTGGCATGGAAAGAAGTTTTACCAGTATTAGGACGAGCACCAACCAGAAGGAGATGCCCCCCACTAACACCTTCCACTTTTCTACGGAGAGTGGGGATGTTAAACTTCCATTGTGTCTCCAGATCATTAGCAGTAAGCAGCGTGTCAATACTAATATCATTCCACTCAATACGTAGATTGGGAGTAAAGTCATCCTTGTAATCCTCAAGTAGTCGGCGCAAAGGTTCAAGTGTAGTCTTCGTACCGTTCACAAACTCAAAGCCAATGTTAGCTACCTGATCCCCAACATACTGCTGGAACATACTAGATAGAACATCCTCTGCAATCTCTGGCTTGATAGGCTCTGCCTTGTCAATCTTACGGAACAGATCATCGTATGCAGACTTAGTTGCAGTAGTCATGCTCTGGTTCTGAGCTTGGAATACAGCGTGTAGGTCTTGCACTGTAAGGTCAGTGTCGTAAACTTCCATAGCAGAATCAAGGGCTTGCTTTAGCTTACGAACATCCTTGCTAAAGATGTTATCAGGACAGCGGATACCCTTGTGCTGCTCATAGAAGTCCTTGTTGAGTAGCGTCTTAAGTAGTGCCAACTCCATTATATCTCTCTCCTCGTATTAGGTGCACCTTGAACAAGCCCTCAGTTTTATGCATAGAGGCTATCATGTCAAGGAATTGTTTGTATGAAACTTCAAGTACAGAAAACCTGTCTAAACTTTCTTGCCACTGTCGTATAAATACAACACCGTCAGACAGGATGATCTGCAAGTCTTCGTGCTTACCGTCTTCGTCAAGACAGGTAACTATAGTGGAGTCGAACTCATGCTCAACACTGAACATTATACTTTGTCCAGCTTGGCTAGAGTAAGTCTAATCATATAAGCAGTGTCACAAGCAGGGACGCCATCATCAAGGTCTTGAAGAGTAGCCTCAACCAAGGCCATCAGACTGTCATACTTATTTGACATAGCTTCAAGAGCCTCACGATTACCATGCCGTGCTTCTTCATTAGCTGCTTTCTCTAGTTTACTCAAGTCCCATTTAGCCATCTTCTTTATCTCCTACATTAGCCTCTTCATAGTCATCTGTCTCATACCTCACATGATCCTCTATAAAGTCATACACTACCTGTATATCTAATCCAGCGGCAGCGCAGTATAGCACCAGCTTCAAGCCTTCTTCTGCTAGTAGCCCACGGCAGTGTGCATCCATGTGAAACTTGTATGTTGCACTACCATCCTCGTGTTCTTCTACGGTTTCGACACCAATAATACCTGCATCACTCATCATTCTTCATACGCCCTTAATGCTTCCCATGCTACAGGAAACAGTTCCCCCATCTTCTCACTGATCTGATCTGCCACAATCCTGCTTTCGTACTGTGTGTCACTGGCGCAGCGTAGTTTGCACATGGCAGCAAAGGCATCTAGTGATCCTGACCAATACCACTCGGTCATGGTGGATTGTGGTAGGACCATACGGGCCATTTCTGGGGCGCAGCCTGTGTAGATTAGTTGGTCATACAAATCCAACACTTTGGCCATCGCATCATCTAGCATGTGGTGATCTGTAGCGTATGAACCATCAGACCCTTGCTTCTTATCAGCACTACGACCACGCCATGTGTCAGG